TATTTTATTAATAAGTTTTTGGCAGAATTTGAGGATTGTAACGCCCAGTTAGCCATTTAAAGGAGGGAGAAGACATGTTAAATAAAATCTATCAGGAGTTGGTTTTGATAAGGAAAGAACTCCAAGCCATTAGAAGCGACAAGGAGTTCTGCACCGATACCGGTATTGACGGAAACGAACTGGCTAAAGTTGTTCGGAAAGCCAGTCATGATAACGGTTAAGGAGTTGCATAGACATCATTGTGCTGACAACACTTATCTGGGTTCCGAATTGGTGTTTTGGGTCTTCGGTATGAACGTTAGCGGCTCGTTCGGATGCGACCTCGGAAATTTTCACCATTTCGTCTTCGCTAATGGATTCCCAGAATTCAATAAATGGTTTCATTATCAATTCTCCTCTCTTTCGTACTCGGCTCTGCAAAGCCTGTACTTAGATTATAGAAGAATTTGAAGAAAATAACAATAAGGAGGTGTGGACATGCCAAGATTAGCAATCAGCGAAGATAAGATGCAAGACCGTATCATCCGGGCGAGTATCAAAAGCGCCCAAGAAATACAAGGAATGAACATCCCGAAACTATCCAAGCTGACAGGAATCCCGACAAGTACTCTGTACTGGAAATTGCAGAATCCGGCGGCTTTTAATATTGGAGAGTTGCGGACCATCTTTAAGGCGTTGAGGTACAGGGACGAGGAAAAAGAAAGATTTGCGAGGAAGGGGATTTGATGAGAAGAATAAGGGATATGCCACTAAGGTACCAGATAGAGCTTTTAAAACTTATTGCGGCAGGAATAGCATTTATAGCATGCTATGTACTTATCGCAAAGCTGGCATAAAAAAGAGTGCTTACATAGTCCGACAAGACGAAAGCACTCAGAAAATTATTCACAATTATTTTAACAGAAAAAGGAGGATTTGGCAAATGGAAGACAAAAAGAAGAGCATCCAGAGGATTTTCAACCTCTGTCTTGAAATCCAGATGAAGGGTGAGGGCGTAGACGGGTTCCCGTTTATAAGTTTCAGTTCCGCTAATTATGGGAATTTAGCTGATGTTTATATTATGGAAAACGGTTTCAAAAAAGACGGGACGTATGACGCAACTTACAATTTGGACGAGCCTGTAACACGGATTAACTGCGAATTCCAGCTAAAAGAGATACTTAAAGCATTAAAGGGCGGTGATCTCGATTGTACACAGGAATAATGCAAGAAACCGGAAAGACAGTCCATGATGAGGATGCTTTTATGTATGCCTGCGACAGATGCAGACTGGGAGATATAGAAGAAAAATCCACATTCCTAGAATATGCAAAACATGCGGAAGATATGGAAGATTTTGCAGAAACATTAGTGGAGTGGTTTTATTCAGGGGACTGGATGTATAAGGAGGAATAAGAATGAGTGACGGAAAAATACATATACCAGCTAAGAAGCGTGAGTATGTGAATAACAGTGGAATCATAAGGGTAACGCCGGAAGCGTACAACATGTTAGTAGATGTTACTGAGGATAGTGACGGATGGAGTATGCGGCAAGTGGTATCCACAATTATTGTACAGGCTGTAAAAAATAATTTAATTCATTTTGATAAAAAGGAGGAATAAGTTTGGCTAAAGTAATCGGCATCATTGGGGAGAGTGGAGCAGGAAAAACAACATCCCTGCGGAACCTAGACCCAAAAACAACATTTTATATTGACTGCGACAAGAAGGGGCTGAATTGGAAGGGATGGAGAAAGCAGTACAACGGAGAGGGAAACCCACCTAACTACTGGCAGACAGACAGCCCATCCATAGTTAAAGGGCTTCTGGAAAAGCTGGACAAACAGGACAATATGAAGAAATTTAAAACCGTAGTTATAGATACTATCAATGGCGTTATGGTTGCGGAAGAAATGCGGAATGCAAAGGTACAGGGCTACGGAAAGTGGACGGATTTGGCAACTTACATATATGAGATTATCGATTACTCGCTAACCATGCGTGATGATATCGTGCCTATCATAATTGCCCATTCTGAGACAATTTCGGATGATAACGGGTACTTGTTTACCCGAATGAAAACAAACGGGCGGAAGCTGGACAAGATTGTTCTAGAAAGCAAGCTAACAACGGTCTTATTAGCACAATGCAAGGACGGGAAATATATTTTCAAAACCCATGCTGACAACTCGACCGTCAAGACTCCGCTGGGGGCGTTCGAGGAAGACGAAATTGATAATGACGTGGTCACGGTGATTAAAGCGCTAGAAGAATATTAGGAGGCAATAAATGGCTTGCATATACGCAGAAATTAAATCTGAACTGAAATTTGTAGCCGATATTTTTGAAGAAAATGGAATTGAATACAAAGCATATAACAGCGGTGTGCAATATAACACATCGGATAAAAACGGAGTCATTCATTCTTTTTATCCAACAACAGGAACAATGCTTTTCCATCAGGGGAATGATAGGCGCTCAAAAGCAACTAGAAGCGTGCGGGGCGGCAATGTATTTGATTTTATAGATTATTTAACAAATGTAGAAAAAATTCAACATTTATTTTAAAAGAAGGAGAAAAGAAAACATGAAAAAATTTACAGGGTATGAAGAAACTAAGGCGTACACAGAGGGAGCGGCTAAGCTGCCAGTTGGGGGATATGTCCTCAAAGTCCAGAACGTGAGATTTGAAGAAGGACAGCACGGCAATTCGGACAGAATCATGGTTGCGTTTGACGTGGCAGAAGGTGAACAAAAAGGCTTTTTCCAAAAGAATTTTGATGCCCAGACCGCAGAGGATAAAAAATGGAAGGGAACTTTCCCAATCTACTGCCCCAAAGATGATGGCAGCGAGAAAGACGGATGGACAAAAAGACGGTTTAAAACCATTATGGAAGGTTTCGAAGAGTCAAACCCTGGATACGCTTGGAACTGGGATGAAAATACCTTGAAAGGCAAATTGATTGGCGGCGTATTTGGCGAGATCAATACAATTATTGACGGAAAAGATATTACATATGTAGGAATGCGTTTTGCCCACAGCGTAGACAGCATCCGGAATGGAAAATTCAAGGTTCCTGATACGCAGTATAAAAATGGGGCTTCTCCAAACAAAAAAGAAGACAAAGAAGCAACGGGAGCCGAAGGATTTATGAAAGTGGACGTGGATGATGAGGAGATTCCATTTTAATGAATAATTTTGAAATTGAGGACTGTCTCAATTCCATGCAAATTATTGTCGACTCCAATGAGCAGGCATCTAAGAGGGCGCAGAAGAGATATGACGGCTTCTGTTGCCCGTACAGGGTGCAAAAGATAGATTATGGAGATTATGCTTATAACTTTACCTTGCCCAATAAAAAACAGCTATACGAGCCGGACACGCGCTTATATCCGGATGTCTGCATTGAAAGAAAAGCCGATTTAGTCGAATTATCCCAATGCTTCTGCCAGTCCCGCAAAAGATTCAAAAAAGAATTTGAGCGAGCGAGAGAGCATGGAGCAACAATGTATTTGTTGGTGGAAAATGCGACATGGGAAAATTTAATAAACGGAAAATACAACACAAAGTATAATTCCAAAGCCTATCTCGCCAGTATAACAGCATGGATTGCCAGATACGGGATAAAGCCGATATTTTGCAAGGAAGAGACGAGCGGAAAGTTAATTAAAGAAATCTTATATAGGGAACTAAAGGAACGACTAGAAACTGGCTATTACGATTCGGAGGTGGAAGAAGTTGGAATATCCATCCATGTACCATGCGGCAGTTGAGTACATAAAAATGGGACTGGCTGTCTTTCCACTAGAAGAGAGGGGAAAGAAGCCGATAACGAAAAATGGCTGTAAAGATGCTACAACAGATGCAGCCAAAGTAAAAGCATGGTGGCAAGACCATCCGAATGCAAATATAGGGATTGCAACGGGCAAAAAAAGCGGCGGTATATTCGTTATTGATTTGGACATAGACGAGGACAAAGGAACAGACGGATACCACACCTTGGAAGACTGGAAACGAGATCATGGAGAATTCCCGGAAACATGGATATCCATGACAGGGCGCGGAGGTTATCATCTATATTTTAAGTCAGACAAAGAAATCAGGAACCGAGCCGGAATTATTGACGGGGTTGACATCCGCGGGGACGGGGGCTATGTAGTTGCCCCTCCATCCATCCATAGCAATGGCAGGCCGTATGAGTGGGAATATGCACCGGAGGATATAGAACTTGCCCCGGCAAATGATACAGTAAGATTTTTTCTTCAAACCGGACTGAATGGCGGAGAAAATAAGTTTGTTGCCCCCGAAGTAATCAAAGACGGTACGCGCAACGAAACAATCTTTAAATTTGCCTGCATGATGCAATCCAAAGGAGCATCCGACCAAACCGTATTCGCTGCTTCAATATCGGAAAATAATTTAAAATGTATGCCGCCACTCACGGAAGAGGAAGTCAAAATCCTTGTAAATAGCGCCTTGAAATACGAAAAAGGAAAGCCAATCTATGTGGCGGATGATGGGAGCGTAACGCAAGGGCAGAGGGAACCGCAATTTTCCCTAACACCAGAAGGCATAATTAAACAGACGATTTTTAATATGTGCGAAGCTATCGAATATGACCCCAAGCTATACGGACACATAAAATACAACGAATTATCTTACTCGCCTTTTATTGTCGGGGATTTGCCTTGGGAGCATGAACATACGTACCGGGAATGGAATAATTCGGACGACAGCAATTTAAAAAGCTATATAGAGTCCAGGTACGGGCTAAAAAGCCTTGAAAAGATAATGGAGGCGCTAACCATCGTGGTAAACCGCAATAAATACAACCCAGTCAAGGAAATGCTTGAATCCATCCATAATAAATGGGATAAGAAAACCGGACACATAGAAAGCCTTTTGCCAGACTATTTAGGCGTGGAAGATACGGAATACGCTAAAGAATGCATGAAATTATTTATGCTGGGGGCGATTAGCAGGGCGTACCATCCGGGATGTAAGTTTGACTACATGCCAGTATTTGTAGGAAAGCAAGGAATCGGTAAATCTACTTTTTTAAGACTTTTGTCCATGAATAGTGCGTGGTATAACGATAATTTCAATACCGTTGAGGGGGACAAGGCTCCGGAAAAATTGCGGGGCATGTGGATGGTGGAGTTAGCAGAATTATTAGCCACTAAAAAAGCAAAGGAAGTAGAAAGTATTAAAGCGTTTTTAACATCCACAGTCGACACCTACCGCCCACCCTACGGGCGCCGGACGGAGCAGCGACCAAGGGTATGTGTGTTTGCCGGAACAACGAACAACGATCACTTTTTGACAGATAGGACGGGAAATAGAAGATTTCTTCCTATTGTTACAAGAAAGGAATGCGTTAAAAAATCAATGTT